ACGTAAGAATTCCTCTTGACTCCTCCCGCAGTCGTGCGGCTGTGAAGTCGATGAGGGCGGCGTCTTGGGGGTTGAGGAGGTGCCACTCTCCCTTGGTTTTATGGCCTTTATAATGTTTGATAAGCGTTCTTTCAGCTTTGCAAACATCTGTAAAATAACGATAGTAATATAATACATAGTCACGAAAAGGTGCTCCTGTTTGGTAAGTTCTAAATCGAGATTGAATGTTTGTGGTGCGGCCAATCTTGGAATGACACGGCCAAGCGGGGTTGGTAATGACATAAAGATAGCCGCCCCCTTTGGTTCTGCGTTTCATGGTTGGTTTATGGAAGACATTAATGCGTCTCACGCCAAGACATGCCTTGCGCCGCATTGCCTTTCAAAGGACAGGCAAAGTTTAGGGCTTCTCCGGCCTTTCGAATGGAATCTTCAGCCAAGGCCATAACGGTTTCGACATGTTGAGGGCGCACATCAATCTGCCATTCATCATGAATATTGGCGCAAAATTCATAATCAAGCGAAGCTTGCAGTCCTTGAGCCTGTAAATCTTGGTCAAGAATAACCAAAGCTTTTTTCATGATGATTGCCCCTGCCGATTGTAAAAGCGTGTTCAAAGCGGAATGCTGGGAACGCACATGCAGTTTGCCACCGTCAAGGCTTATCAGATAGCCTCTTGCTTTCGCGCGGGCTTTGACCTCGTCCGTCAGGGTTTTCAAAGCGGGCAAGTTTTTTAGAAAACGCGCACGGGATTGCTTGCCCGCCGCGCTTACCATCTTATCATTCCCGCTCTTACCAACGATGGAACCAAGCTTCCAATCTCCCGCCCCATAGAGAAAAGCATAAAACCATACTTTGGCTATATCGCGCCCGTTGATTTCCTTAGAGTCCACGGGGTAGGTTTTGGTCGGGTCAAGCCCTAATGCCCGTGTGTTTACAGAATGCATGTCGGTGCCTTGGGCTTTATCTCCTTTCAAGATTGTGTTGATATAATCACCATCATCATAACGCGCCATATAACCGGCAAGACAACGCAACTCCAAAGCATCGGCATCACATCCAACAAGAACATAGCCTTCACTGGCCTTGAACAGGCCGCGGCAAGTCTCGCCAAAAGGTGCGCCGTTGGTAGGAACTTGGGCGATATTGGGGTTTGAGTGGGTCATCCGCCGCGTTACCGCTCCTACACTCGTAACGGTACCGTGAATGCGCCCTTGCTTTTCCTGCTTGAGCCACGCTTGGTTTCCCTCCGCCACTTGTCCGATGCGTTTTGTGAGCATCAGATAACGGGAAAGCGGCTTAGCCTCCTCATAGGGAAGCGTAGAGAGTACCGCCTCATCAACTTTAGGGACGCCGGTAGGCGTAAGCTCTTTAGGCTGCCAATCATAAAGGGCAGCCAAGCGTTTTGCAATGTGGCGGGTTGAGTTGGGGTTAAATTCTACATGCTTGATTTTGACATAACTGCTTCCTTTTTCATATAATATCTTTTTATTGGATAGCGGACATTTGACACGCCGCGTTCGTTTGCAGGTCTGGACGGAGCCGTCCGCCTCAAACCATGCGCCGAATATTTGCTTGAGCTTTTCTTCCAATTGGCAACGTTCCTTGAGCAGTTCCAGATAAAACTGCTCTGCCGCCTTTCGGTCAAAAGCAAAGCCCCAACGTTCCTGACGGGCTAGAATTTCTGCAACCTGCATTTCCAGCCAAAACCGCCTCATCAGACTTCCATTCTTGCGAGGCACGCTCATAAAGGGCATGGGTGACTGCAACATCCTGCTCACAATATTCTTGCATCTGTTGCGACCACATGCCCCAAGGGTCTATGCCCTTATCCTTACAAATCTGCGCATAGTCGCCTTTCCACTTATGCAACCTGTAACCGAAAGCTTCCAAGGAATAACGCCCTAGAAGCTTGGCTGGCAAGACGCCTTTCGCTACTAACTTGTAATCACTCTCCCCAATCTGCGGCCAAAAGAGCCTTGAGAGGACAAGCGTATCCAACATCCGCCCTTTTGGCTTGAAGCTGGGATAAAGTTTTATGAGTGCAGGAATATCAAATTTAATGATATTGTGGCCGATAAGCTCATCAGCCTGTTGCAGTAGCTCCAGCCCGTCTTTGATTGTGTCACCATGAAGTGACCAGACTTTGCCGGTTGTCACGTCTTTGATTACAAGAGAGTGAATTGTGGTTAAGGTGTCTAGAAGCCCGTTTGTCTCAATGTCAAATATATAAGCCACTAGGGATGGCCTCTACAGTTTCTATAAACTCCTCAAGGGCGCCTAGGGTGGCGTTTGTTGGGGCCTTCCACGGGTGCGCTTCAGGTAGAAAACCCAACATCTCCTCTAAGGCATCTTTAAGGTCGTACAAGTCCTCTAGGTCATCGTATGTAAATTTAACTTCTTTTTTCATATTTACCTTACCTTTCATTTTTAAAATGGTGCATCCTCTGCATCCGTTGAAAAATCATAAGCTTGATTGGCTTGTTCCTCTTCAAAAGGGTCTTGCGTGCGCTCACTTAATCGTCCTGTATCTGTGGGCTATATTCAAGCCAGCCCGCCATGCCGGTTTCACCCGTGTAGCGGTTCTTCAAGACCCGTAATGTTGAGATATGTTTATGTTCGCTTTGCTGGTTACGCTCTGCGCCAATGACAAAATCAGATAATTGCCCTATCGCTGCGCTGCCTCTTAGCTGCGCCAATGAGGTAATCATACCGTCCTCATGGCCTTTATCGCCTTGAGGGCGTTTCAAATGCGAAACGATGATGAGGACAATGCCTAACTCCATGCTCAAGGATTTTAGCGCGGTCATGATATTATCAATCAAACGCCGCTCATCCCCTTCATCTGTGCCGGATACAATAATTGACAAATGGTCAAGAATGACAACGGAGCAGTCACACCCAACCCGCATATAACGGATTTTAGAAATGATGCTGTCTAAATCTGTTGAACCGAAATGGTCATAGAGAAAGACCCTGCCTGTGCCTAACGTAGCGTCAAAGCCCTGACGTTTTTGCTCCTCGGTCAATTGTGACCATATCGCATGGGCGGGGCAATTCAGGGCAAGCCCTATCAAGCCGCGGGCTGTGCGCTGGATATTCTCCTCCAACATAATTAGCCCGATGGTCTCTTGCGCTTGGATAAAATGGTAAGCCATTTCCCTAACAAGAGAAGATTTACCCGTTCCCGTACCGGCGGTTATTGTCCAGACCTCGCCCGCCCTACAGCCTAACGTCATTTCTTGAAGTCTGCTAAAGGGTAGTTCAATAGCCTTTACATTATCCTGCTCGTCCAGACTGTCCCACATATCCACTCCGGCAATAATGCCATCAGGCCGATATGTTTTCGCCTCAAAGATAGCAGAGACAACCTCGCTGCCGCGTCCTGCCATGAGCATTTCACTTGCATCTTTCAAGGGAAGCTTGGCAACTTTCAACTTGCCCGCCTTGAAGCGCAAAGTCGCGCATTGTTCAATCGCATTTTGTCCGGCCGCATCATTATCAAACATCAAAACGATTTCTTCGAAACCATCCAGCCATTCGAAAGCAACCTGCAAAGCACGTTTCGTACCCTGTGCCCCGTTGGGGAGGGACACAACCGGCCATTTGTTGCCTTGTATCTGTGCTACAGAAAGAGCATCCAGCTCGCCTTCCGTGATGACAACACGCTTGCCTTGGTCGCGCCAAAGGTGTTGACCGTAAAGGCCGACTTCTTTTTCTCCTTTCAAAAATTTAAAACGTTTATCAGCAAATCTGATTTTCTGCGCAATAAGCTGACCTGTCAGGCTCCGGTAATTGGCGATTTGCACCCGCTCCCCGCCATATTCCCCTTGGGTGTAGCCCCATTTCGCGCAAGTCTCTTGTGAGATTTTCCGTTTATTTAGGGGCTTGGCAAGGCCGATAGGGATAAAACCTTTATGAGCATTGGAGGGAGATTCTTTAGGCTCCCCCTCCGCCGCTTCATAATAACCACAACCAAAACAATAACCGTGGCCGTCTGAATAGCGCGCTAAATTATCGCGGCTGCCACATTGAGGGCAAACCTCGTGTTGAATAAACTCACTCTCCTCTGTCATAGAAAGTGTCGTAAAAAGCTAACACTGCTACTAAAAAGAGAAATACAAAAAACGCTACCCCAAAAAGTATTGTAAATATTGTAGCCAACATTTTTCCCTTAATCCTTTCCTATTTTTTCTGGCTCACCATAGAGCCGATAACGGACATAAAGCTGCCCTGTTGAATCCCTTCTACGCTGCGCGCAAATCTCATAGCCACGTGCGCGTAACTCGCTAATACGCTTGGGCAAGGCGCGGCAACGCCAAAGAGCCTGTGCCTCAACATTGGTAATTGTCTTGCCTGAAAGCAGATGAGCAAGGATTAACTCGCTCATCGGCTTATCATTAACTTGGTTAGGCGTCTTCATGGCTGCTTGACCTTTAAATGCGCGGGAAGTTTAGCCGCGACATACTCTAAACCCTTCGGCGTCATGTAAGTTTGGGCGGTCGATAATCCGGAAGAAAGCTTGTACTGCTTGACAACAAAGTAACCTTGGGCAACAAGCTTTTGATAGGGGACAAGTTTACCGCTTTGCCGATGCAATGCCTTGCCTACCAGCCAATCGATAAACAATTTCGGCTTACAACCAAGGGCGCGACCGGCATTTTGTAATCCAAATAAACCTTCCGCGTCCATGAAGGCATCATAATAGCTTGCCTTGGGCTGCATCTGTTCAATGACTTTATCTTTGCGTTCATTCTCCCAAAGAAGATGACGGGCAAAACCTTTAATATGAACAGGGTCATCATAATTAATAGGCTGACTTACCTGCTCTTCCAGTTCCTGCCAGCGGTCAATAATGCGCCCGCGTAATTGAACACTGTAGCCCGATACCAGAATGAGGGTTTCGCGTTTGGGAAGGCGGTATTCCGGCCTTTTCTCCCCTTTAGCATCAACGTAATTAACCGGCTCAATTTTCAGCCCGTCTAATTCTCCAAGCATTTTACGAATATCGGCCATGACATTCTTATGCTGCTTGCCGGTCAATTCGGCAATCTCACGGCTTGACATGGTCAGCGTTTCATTCGCACTTAGCGTGTTCATTGTGATTACATCATTCGTCATGATATCAATCCTTTTTCTTCATGTGATTTTTGTTTTCTTGGTTTTTACTTTAGCAATCGCTGCCAAAGCTCTTGTGCTTTCTCCATTCCTTGGCTCGGTAAGCCACGCATCGGGAATGGTTTTTGCCGCATAAAGAAAGCCCTGCTTCTCACACCAAGCGGCGTAGGAAGTAGGACTGTTCTTGCTTATTTTCTGATTGGGGTTTTGAAAAACAAAGCGTATATCCAGATGAGGATAGCTCTGTTTGATATATTGATGCTTTTGACGGTCTTCTAAAGTGAAGCGACCTTTGGTCTCAATCAAAATGCCGTTCGGCAGCAGAAAGTCCGGCGTGTAGTGACGTTCTTTTATCGGCTGCGTGTAGGGAATCTTCAAGCTCTCAAATTCAGCCCTTACTCCTTTCGCTCTTAACTCTTGTGCAATCCTTGTTTCAAATCCTGACCGATAGCCTTGTAAAATGCCCCGCGCTTTAGAAGTCCGCGTCGGCTTCTTCATCTACGCTCGCATCTGACTCTTCCGTTGCAGTGGCCTCTTCAAATTGAGAAGCCTCATAATCAAAGCCGTCACCGCCTTCAAAACCGTAAGCCTCGGCATTCTGCGCCCCACCTATTGAGACAAGGTCACGAATCTGAACAGCGTTTAATCGTAGGGACACACCGTAAGAACAAGTCGCATTCACAAAATAAGGGAAGGCTTCCACATTAACAACGCCTGTTGAGCCGCTCCAGACCTCAACCGCTTTTGGCAAGCGTTTAGGCGGCGAAGCACTGTCAAATATGGGCGGCGGTGGTGTGACCCATTTTGTCCCGTCGTTCCTCTCGCCTGATGCCTTGCGCTTAATCCGCACCTCGACCTCACCTGTAGGCTCCTCTGTCGCCTCATCGTAAATCTCTGTGTAAGGTAACTGCGCCTGTATGCCGCCTTGGCTTGCCTCGGCTTTCTTACGAACCTGTAGCGGTAAAGCAGCGAAAATCGCCTCCGCCTCTTGTTTTGAAAGCTCCATGAGTTCATCAAGCTTTTGTAAAAAAGCCTCTACGCCCGCGTCATTCCTGTTCATACGCAAATTTGTGCGGTAACTGCCTTCCTTATCTGGGTACTCTTGTGTACCATAATCCGGCTTTGTAAGTTTGGGATAGACCAAGACGCCTTTAGGTGTGAGCCTCTTCACGCCTTGCTTTGCTTTGTTTTTAGATTTTTTTGCTGCTGTCATTTTAATTCAATTTTCCTTTCTCAATAATTTCTGCCAAACGTGACATACCCTTAGCGGTAATCCGCGCTTGGGTCGTAATACAATCTTCACGCGTATAACGATTGATATAGTTCGTCTCGTGATGTTCCATCAGTCCCGCATGACGGGCTTTGTCATTCGCAACCCAATTATGAGCTGATTTACGCCAATAAATCCATTTACGTTGATGAAGAAACTCTATCAGCCATTTACGTTGGACGCCTAACGTCTTCGCCGCATCGGTAAGACATAACGCACCTTTGGAGCTCTCCAGCCTGTCAAGCACCTGCAACCGCTCGCCCTGTTCCTCAACAACATGTGTCAAACGCGCATTCTCATCTTTGAGATGCGTCAAAACGCCCAACATCACACGCGGATGTGAGTAGTCTATGGGCTGGATACCTTCCTTGAAGCGGCGTTCGCACTCAATAAAATATTGTCGTGCTTGCTTGCCCCTCTCGTTGCGCTCAACCATGGAAAGTTCTTTCGCCATGTCAAGAGAAAGGACATATTCCTTGGATGGGCGACCGCCAGAACTTTCGCTCAAAAATGAGCAAAAGTCTTTCCCTTCTTCAAAATCATAATCTTGTATCCTGCGGGCAATCCAATCTTTAAATTGAGTATTTACCTCCAAAAACTTATGCAAATCCCTTGCATTGACGGTTTGAATCTCATTTGTTCCAATCTGCCCAAAGGCAACCAAAGGAAATGAATGGGTTTGTTGAATGCTTACATCTGCCATAATTTCAACTTTCTACTCTTTATAGTTCATGCTGCATGTAATTAGCCAAAGCTTGGTAGCTTGATTCTCGGGCTTGCTTTGAATGCAAAATGTTATTGGCGACTGTGAAGGCGTCTCCCGTCTCTATTGAATGACGGCGACAATAAGCTAACAACGTCACCGCAAAAGCGACCGACTGTAATTCGGGCTTCTCATATTGAGTTTTCTCTAGCTGTTGTAAAGAAGCCTGAATGACGTCTTCAGGATTAAGGCTGTTCATAAAGTCCCGATTAATAATTTGGGTCATGAATACCTACCTCATCCATAAAAAGGTGGTGCTCCCGCACACGCTTTTTTTGCCGACGCTCTTTGGTGCGTTCTCTTTGCCGACGCTCTTTGTGGGGGAGTTTGTAATTTTCCCCCCGCGTCTTAACAAGTCCTAGCTCGGTCAAAGCTTGAGTGAGAAGTGAACGAAACTTGAAAAATTCGCTTCGTGTCATCTGGGCGCGGTCAAAAATAACGCCGTCAACAGTTATGCTGTTGTGAGTTGCGCCAAAATGCATAACAATTTCAGGCACATTTTTACTGTGATTTTTCATGTGGATTTTCTCTTTCAATGATTGGATGAATTTAATTTTGCGGGCAAAAAAGCCCTGCAGATTCCATACCGGAGGGGTAAACCGCAGGGCTTGGAAAATTTTAATCTTCTAATGTGTGGACTCTGGTTCTTGCTATAGCGAATTGCGAAGCACGGTCGAGGATTGTGTTTACATCGGAGAGGGTGTACCCATCCAGCAATTTGGCAATTGTGACTGCAACCACGTAGTTTCTGGTCAAAGTGCTCCGAGAGAGGCCTAGTCTGCATTGGGCATCAAACAGGCGTTTTAGTTCGTTAAAATTCTCATTCATGTTTCATACTCCTATTGTTAAAAAGAAAGGCGAGGTAAGCCGCCGCTTAAGCAAAAAAATACCCGCTAGAGTGAACCTCCTTGAGGTCTAAACCGCCGACAAACGGGCGTTCAGGCACAAGGCTTTGCACATCAGCGGGGACTGTGGTGGTCAGGAAAAATTCCAAAGCGTCTAAATTTTCATACAGTGAGATAAATTGCTCACGTAAAATTTTAGCAAGCTTTGCCGTTTGGGCGGCTGTTGTGGCATAGCTGTCATGTATCATCGCAAAGGATTTTACGCCTTGTCGTGCCGCCTCAACAACGGTGAAGGTTAACATGCTGGCGTCCAGCGAATGAACAAAATTGGGCGCAACCCCGCCCGATTGCCTGACCTCATCCGATACAGCCTCGTGTTCCTCCACATAACGTGGCTGAAACCTTGTACCAAAAAGCACCGTATCTATGCGCTTTTCTTCCCTATGCGGGTAATATTGATAAACAGGAAAACCTGTTGGAGCCTCCCACGCCAAGAACGCGCCATTTTGTACCGCTAACCGTGCTGTCTGTTTGAGCCACTTCATCGCCAAGCGGGAAGAAACGACCACTTCGTCAATCGCTGTCCAAATCTGCTTAGCCAGCCAACCGGAAGCCTTACGCAACTCTATGATGGGAAAAGGCGGGTTTCCGCGCTCTATTACGGCCTCATAGACATACTCCGAACAGGCTCTGAACGTGCCACCATAAGGAAGAACCATGACCGCCCTTTTGGTGAGTTTCCGGCAAATGCCAAATTCTAACCATTTCAAAGCCATAGCTTTTTGCTCTTCATCCGCATCTAGCAAGGCGTTCTTTATCCGCTCCTCTGCTCTAGCCGCCACAACCGCATAAATATCTTGCGGAGAGTCGGAAGGTAGAAGATTGACCGCCGCACCCGCTACAGGGTCACGCAACATGGCTGAATAATGCTGAATACCATTACAGGAACCGTCCATTGCAACAGGGATTTTGCTTATGAAAGCTTCTCCGCGTGCCTCTGCCCGCAAAAACTCTTTCCATTCCATACACCATGCCAGAAAACAAAAAGGACTGTCCGCTTGTGTCCACATGAGGAAGTCTAAAGGCTGCGTGGCTATCTGGATAATCTGCTGCTCATTACCCTTTACCCATTGCAAACGCTCCTCAAAAGAGACCTTGTCCAGACCAAAAGTATTTGCGCCGTGAATAGCCAGCCAATCCCGCGCCTGTTGGTCTGTAATAGCCTCGCCCTCGCTGAACTGCAAAAGACCCTTAGCTAAATCCGTACCTTGTGGCTGCAAGAAAGACACAACGGAATAAATACGTCCCCGAAAGTCTAATTAGTAAGGGAAATATACCGCATCATAATCAACAAACATGTGCGCCATACTCAAAGTCTTGTAAACGCCTACGCGCTGCCCCATAAGGGACGCGTTTTTATCGTGGATATAACGGGCTGTTGCCCGCCATGCTTCGTTAGCCTCTTTGTTTGTAAGGTAATCATCAGGCCTTGGTGGCATCTCAAGCGCCCCTGAAGGAAGCCCCGCAAGCCCGCTGCCTTGCTTATTAAGGTGCTCTGCGACTTCCAAAACGCGCCTGTTCACTTTCCAGCCGGTGCGTTGAAGCGTGTTAATCGCCTCATAAACAAGGGACAAATCAGCCTTTTTTAGTAAAGCCTTATGCACCCGTGAGCGTGTTTTGACCAGCTTCAACGGCCAAGCAAAAGCATCTGTGTGATAGCCGCCCCCTGTAACATCACTCCAGTCTTTCGGCGCAATGACACAAGGCAAATATTCCGGCGCAAGGACTTCACACCTAATATTGAGGGCATGTATCCACGCCTTGAACCTTTCTGTAGGGGTGACAATAGTATGCGTAGAGCGGGCTCTCTTAAGTGTAATCACCTCAAACAAGCCTGTTGACGTGCATAGAAGCTCAATCAGCTTCAATCCAACAATAATATGTTCCCTGCTCGGCCAACTCGTCCAGCCCTCATCTTCAACCTTACCTACTTTTTTAAAAGTGTATTTCAGTGTTGCATAACGCCTTGCATGATGGTTGGAGTGTGCCTTCCTGTTCGCACGTTGTAGGGCTGATTTTAGAAGACGGGGCTGACGTTCTTCAACCCAATGCGCAAGCTGCTCTATCTCCACATAACGCCCCAACCGCCCCGCAAGAAATGTTAGATTCTGCACCTTGGTCATGTCGTCCAAAACAGATTTGAGAGTAATGTAAGCAACCTCACAACTTTCTAAACCTGCTAGATGCTTTGCTGCTGAATGATGCCGCCCAACTTTCTTCTCGGCGACCGTGCTTAGGAACGCGTCAATCGCCTTTTCTAAAGGCTCAATCGCAGAACTAAGGATTTGATTATAGCCGCTGCTATTTGTTGCAGCCCCGTTCTCAAGGTGGTTGAGCCGCGCCTTGTGGAATTTCTCTATGCCTAATGTTGCCATATGTTTTTCTAATTTTACCTGTTGCTCATGCAAAGACGTCAT